GGGGGAGGTCTATCGGATGATCCGGGACGGGCGGGCCAACGTCGTGCAGCTCTCGGCGTTCGCCCATCCCAACGTGGTGTCGGGCAGTAACACGATTCCTGGAGCCGTAACACGCGAGACGACCATCAGGCGCATCAACCAGTGGTGCAGGCCGCTGGCGCAGAGCGAGCCCGGCAAGGACTTCTTCACCCTGCCGGCGTACCTCGAGGGATGCACGGCCAAATCCCCGAGCGGCACGACGTATCCGCCATTGCGGCCCGGGAAGTACGAGATCCTCAACTCCGCGTTCTCCTACATGGTGCTGGGGCGCTACCCGGCGCAGAGTTCCCGGCAGCTCATCTCCCGGGAGTGGATCAACGCGGCCCGGGCGAGGTGGGATTCTTACGTCGCGTCATTCGGCGCGGTGGCGCCCAGGGGAGTGCGCCCGATCATGGGCCAGGACGTCGCGGAGTTCGGGGATGATGAGAACGTCTCCCTGTTCCGGTATGGCGGGTGGGTCGAGACTCCGGTGGCCTGGGGAGGCATGGAGCGCTACGCCGTGGCAAACAGGGCCCGGGACGAGTACCGGGAGCGCGACGCCTACCGCTGCAACGTGGACGCCTCGGGTATTGGCATCGGGATTGCCCCCACGATGACCTCGGACGGCTGTGCGGCGTACTCCGTTTTCGTGGGCAAACCGAGCAAGCAGAAGACGGATCTCGGGGAGTTCGGAACGATCCGCGATCAGCTCTGGTGGGCGGTGCGTGAGTGGCTCCAGAACGACCCCGGCGCCATGCTCCCGCCTGACGAAATGCTCATCGAGGAGCTTCAATGTCCCACCTACAAAAACGATAACAGGGGAAAGATCAAGATCATGGACAAGGACACCATGCGAGAAATTTTGAAACGATCACCAGACCGAGCCGACGCCCTGTGCCTCACGTTCGCCCCGAGCGAGCAGGCGTTCGACCCATTGGACGTCGACGGTTGCGCGGCATGACACCGTTGGCCACAATGCGCACCTCGGCTCTTGTCGAGCAGGCGAGAGCGCGAGGGCCCCGACCCTTTCACGGGGCATCTCGGCAGCGGGACAGCGAGAGTAATTGTGGCACACCCGCACACACCCTAAAGGAGAGGACCTTATGAGTCACAAGATCGCGAAGGAAATGAGACACGCAGTACGGGCGAGCATCCTGATCAATCTGACGGCTGACGGAAAGATCGAGGTCAAGGGCATCCCTGCCTCGTACAACATGGCCACCGAGATGATGAGCGCCGCGTCGAAGGCGATTCACGGCTATTTCATGGAGCTGCTGCACGCCGGCAAGTTCGACATGGAGAAGGGCGTGGTCATCCCGGACATCATCCAGGAGCCGACAGCGGAGCAGATCAAGCAGGTGGCGCCGTAGTGAACAAGCCCGTCTCCTGCAGCTTCATCCTCGACACCCAGACCTCGACGCTGTTCTTCGCCGACGGAGGGGGGCGGGAGTATTACGTCCGCGGCTCGGTGTGCTTTCCGCTCATGATCGAGTCGCCCGGGGCCCGGGACGGCGAACGCCTCCACGACATCGTGGGATTCGCCCTCCTGGCCTGTCAGGACGTCGAGACGGGCGTGGTGACGGTGTTCGAGCAGCAGGAGTTCGCGGTCATCGACCACATCGTTCGGGATTCGGAAATAGCGTACAAAGGCCTCTGCACCTGGTTCAACGAGTGCTGGTCGCGGTATTTCTGTCGAAAATACTTCTACTTCCACCGGGACCACGAGTACGCCCGGAAGTTCCGGCTCGACATCCATCGTTCGGTGATGATCGCGCCCAAGCCCGAGATGATCGAACTCGAGATCTACGACGACAGCGAGCTCAATCATGTGATCTGGTCATACGTCAAGACTCAGCGGCTCGTCTACGAGCGGGACAGCACGATCCACGTCCAAATGAAACAGCTCAGGGACGGGGATAAGGCCATTCATCCCGCCATCTACGCATTACAGGTGCTCCTCTGCGGCCTGGACAGATTCCCGTACCGTAAACGGACACAAGGAGCATAGCCATGGGCGACATCACACCGAACAGCAGCACCACCAGCCTGGCGCTTCACATCAAGGACAAGATCTTCCACGACTTCAAGCAGAACCGGGAGCGCATCTGCGAGCCGAAGTGGCAGAAGAACATCGACGCTTTCAACATGGTGTCGACGAATTTCTGGAAGGCGGAGGAAACCGAGGGCTGGCGGAGCAACACGTTCATCCCGCTCATCAAGATGAAGATCATTACCGCCTGGTCCATCATCGCGGACATGCTCTTGATGAACAACAAGATCCCCTTCGACCTCGTTCTCGCTCCGTGGGACGACCTCACCCTCGAGGATCTCGAGGAGGACGCCCGGGACGCGATCAAGGCGGAGATCCACGCCATGCGGAAGACCATCGAACAACAGTTCGAAGACTGCCACGCGGACCGCGAGCTCATGAAGTGCATCATGGCCGACGCGATCTACGGCGAGTGTTTTTCCCGGTGGTACGTCCATCAGGTGACGCGCAAGGGATACCGCAAGGTCAGCATGGCGCCGAAGGGGTACGAAGACCAGCAGGGCCAGTTCACGCGGTTCGAACCCTACGAGATCACGAAGAACGCCCCGGGGTGGGAGTACCTGTCCGTCTGGGACTGCTACCGCGACCTCGAGACGGACGACCTGCAGGCGGGCATCGGGTTCATCGTCCGGCAGCTCTGGTCCGCCTACGACCTGGGACAGAAGAAAGGCGGGACGTACTACCTCGACGAGGGGATCGACACGGCCATAAAGCGTGCGCCCGTCGATGGCAACAGCCTCGACAAGGCGGGGCTCGCCCCGGGCATGAGGGACCTGTCGAATCGTGCGAAGACCGTCGAGGTGCTGGAGTTCTGGGGCCGCGTGCCGGCCAGGATCGTGGCCGACTTCGAAGACACGCTCAAGGATGGAGACAGAGGCCCCGCCTCCACGGAATACGAGAACGACGGCGACGAAATCGAGATCATGGCCATAGTCGCGGGCGACGAGGTCATCCGGTACGCCCGGAACGAGCCCGGGCACCGCCCGTTCTACCGCTCCCCCTGGGAGATCAACCTCGACCAGCCCACCGGGACCGGCGTTGCGGATAACCTTGAAGGCATTCAACTTGTCCTGAACGGCATGATCCGGGCCTTCGAGGACAACAAGAAGCTCTCCGGGAACGTCATGGTCATTGCAAACGACGCGGCGACGGGGGATTGGGACGGGGTCTTCAAACCGGGCCTCAAGATCTCGGCCAGCGACACCGTGGACGATGTCCGGAAGGCCATCCAGCAGTTCATCATTCAGGACGTGGGCGACACCCTCCTGTCCGGCATTGCCCTGTACGAGCGGTACGGCGACGACGCGAGTCAGATGCCCAAGATCATGCAGGGCGCCACCCTCGACAAGCGCAAGCCTGACACGTTCTCCGAGATGAACATGCTCATGCAGAACGCCGGGAAGTACGTCGGTGGGGTCATCAAGAACCTCGACGAGGGAACCCTCGAGCCCGTGACGCAGGACTTCTTCGACTACAACATGGAAGACCCCGACATTGAACGTGGCAAGGGGAATTTCATCGCCAAGTCGCTGGGCTTCTCGTCCTACCAGGAGCGCGTCGTCCGGCTGAACAAGATCATGCAGGCCATGAACATCGCCATGGCCACGCCGGAGATGGCCAAGGAAGTCAAGATGGGCGACATTTTGAAGATCGTCTACGACGCGCTCGACGTCGATTCGGCCAAGGTGCTTAAGAGCGCGAAGGAAAAGGCGGAGGAACTCGAAGCCATGGCCAACTCCCCGGCCCGCAAGATCGAAGAGCAGATCATGGCGCTCAACCTTGAGACGGCCCAGCTCAAGAACGATCTCGCCCGGGCGCAGATAGCGAAGACCGAGGCGGAGACGCAGAGCATCCAGGACGGCGACACCCTCGACGGCATCAAGACCGGCGCGGACATCGAGATGAAGAGGCAGGCGGCAAACAAACCGGAGAAGGCGGGAGCCGATTCCGGAACCCATGGAGGTACAGAATGAAAAAGCATCCTGCGGATTGTAACTGCCTTTTGTGTGACCTGACCCGAATGAGCCCCCGGGGAACGAGCGCCGACGATGCGTTCCTCGCGGCAAAGCTCCTCAATGGCGGCCCGGAATACCAGGCCCTGGAGGATCACCTGCTCGAGGCGTACAGCCAGGCGTCCACCGGCAAGGGCAAGGAGCGGCACGGAAGCACTGGTGCGTTCTTCGAGGATCAGGTCATCTGCTCGATAGGGCGGATGCTCGGGTCCGTCGACTTTGAGCTCGGCCAGGCGATCAAGAAGATCTCTGAGAGCAAGGAGATCCTCAAGCGGTACGGCAAGGAGCGGGCCAAGGCGGAACTCTACGGCGCGATGAACTATCTGGCCGGCGCCTGCATCCTGATCGACGAGGCGGACTGAGAAGTGAGCGTCCACTCCCGGGGGCTGAAGGCACAGATCGTCAAGGACGCGCTCCGGCGATTTCAGCATCTTCCCCTCATGACCATTGCCCGGCACATCCTCAACACGAACGGAGACTACTTCGACAACAATCTTGAGAAGATCCGGGACTCGGTGCGTCACTACGCAGGAAAGCATGGAGACGCCAAGCGGCAGGCGGCTTCGGACAAGAGCCTGTTTCGTGAGGGCGTCGTGGCCATGCCGCCCACCTGGCGCAAGGTCCGCACCCCGCACAAGCTGCCGCCTGGCGTGTGGCTGGTAGTCGCGGATCTGCACATCCCGTTCCATGACCCCAAGGCTATCGAGGCCGCCGCGCAGTACGGTCACGCGGAGCACATCGACGGCATTCTCATTCTCGGGGACCTGTTCGACTGCGCGGCCTTGTCGAAATGGGACCAGCCGAAGCGGAATTTCAACCGCGAGGTCGAGGCGGTGATCGACTTCCTCGACTACCTGCGGGGGGAGTTCCCGGACGCGAAGATCGTCTACAAGCCCGGCAACCACGAGTTCCGGCTTCCCCGGTACTTCATGGGCAAGGCGGAAGAGCTGTCCGAGACGCCGCTTTCGACCATGGAAACGGTGCTCGGGTTCGAGCAGAGGGGCATCGAGTTCCTCGACTACTACCAGATCGTCATGGCGGGCAAACTGCCCATGATCCACGGGCACGAGGTCCAGACGATCAGCAAGGCCGTCAACATGGCCCGCGGGCTGTTTCTTCGCACGAAGACGTATTCCCTGTGCGCCCACGGGCACACCACGTCCATGCACCCTGAGAAGGACCTGAACGGCAACCTCATCACCTGCTGGTCCATCGGGTGCCTGTGCGACCTGTCGCCCGACTATGCGCCCTATAACAACTGGAATCACGGATTCGCCCTTGTGAACGTGGAGAAGGACGGGAGCTTCGAGGTGATAAACCGGCGCATCCTTCCCAACGGGAAGGTGGTGTGACCTTCAACCCTTTGCATCGGAAACGATAATGAACCTCAAAGAGATTTTCAAGGACGACGGAACATTCATCAACGAGCTGGGGGCGGCACACGATGTCAGATCGGCACGCGCCCTGCTCAAGGCGGTGGAGAGTGAACGGGACGCGAAGAGGCGCATCAATGAGACGCATCCGAGGATCTGCGACGAGAACATTACGGAAGATTGGCGGTATATCGCCGGACAGATAGCGGCGTTCAATCTGGTGCTCTCCCTGCCCCAGAAGGCCAGGGAGTTCATCGAGAAGCTGCCCGGCGAACAAAAATAATCTCGAAAAGGAGAAAACGAAGTGGCAACCCTAAGAGATCCCATGATTTTCACTGACAAGATTTATTGTCAGAACGGCGCGGTGGTAAGCGGGCTGTCGGTCAACAACACCAAGACCGGCTCACACATCATCATTTTCGATCAGGACACGGGCGAGTCCCTGCTTTCGACATACCCCGTGCAGTACATCGAGGACTTCCTCGGCGTGGCGGGAGGTGGCCCCTTCGACGGGACGACCCAGTGGAACGTGGTCGACGTGAACAACGGCGCCGAGGCCATCGTCGCGGATTCCGGCGTGTTCCGACTCGCGCTGACGAATGCCAACGAGGCGCAGGATGCGGTCCTCTACCATGGCGATAACCGGACGTTCAATCTCAGCAAGGGCCTGATTTTCGAGTGCAGGATCGACGTGGCCGTGACCACCGGAACGGGCGTGGTCGCCGTGTTCGGTTTGTGCGGGGACCATAACCTCGACAAGGACACCGCGAAGACGAGCGCATGGTTCAGGCTGCAGGCTGCCGCTTCCATCCTGTGTGAAACCGACGATGCCACGACCGATACCGATGACAAAGACACCGGCCTGGACATCGCCAACGGCACCTACCGGGTGTATCGGATCGACTGTACCAACCTGGCCGACGTGAGGTTCTACGTCGACGGCCAGCGGGTGTGTTCCGACACCAGGTTCGATCTGAGCGCGGCGACCGGGGCTGACCTGATGGTCCAGCCGTACTTCTCCCTGGACAAGGCGAGCGGAACGGGCCTGGGCACCCTGGACATCGACTACGTGAAGATCTTCCAGACAAGGTAATCGGGTTGCGATCCGATTGCATAGACCAACCCTGCGCCGAACCTCATGGATGAGCAGTAAGCGCAGGGAATACCAAACAAGGAGAGCGAACAGATGACCGACGAGAACCTCGAAGAGTTCAGCGAGTCAGCAGCGGACCCCGAAGCCGAGAAGGGCTTCGATGAGGACGAAACAGGAACGGACGAAGATCTGAAGGACGAAGAGGCGACCAACGAAGGCGGCGAGTCCGGAACCGACGAGGAAGACGAGGCAAAGGACGACGAGCCAGATGTCGGTAAGGATGAGCCCGGGGAAAAGACTGCCGCCGAACGCGCCGAAGAGCGGGCCGCTAAGTTCAAGGACGCCCCCGGCGAACCGGAAGACCAGGACGAGCCCGGCGGGGAGGAAGATGAGTCCGGCAAGAGCGGGCCGCTATCTCTCACCAAGGAAGAGGTCAAGAACATTCTCTCCCTCGTCGAGGACGACGACCTTCCCGGGGAGCTTGTGATCGGGAATGAAACCGTCGACCTCAAGGCCCTCAAGGACACCTACCCGGAGGACTTCAACTCCATCAAGGTACTCTCCGGGATCATCGCCCAGAAGATCGTCGATGGTGCGCTCGAAAAGGGCGAGTTCGTCAAGGCGTCCGACGTCGAGAAGCAGATGCAGGGGGTCAGCAACGCCCTGGCCACGTTCGCATTCTGGGACGCCGTGCGCGATGCCTATCCCGATGGGAAGAAAGTTGTTAAGAGCGACGAGTTCAAGGCCTGGATCAAGGGTCAGTCGAAGTCCATCCAGGGGCTCTACACTTCCCCGGATGCGGACGATGCCATTTCGCTGCTCGATTTCTACAAGGAAGATCAGGCGAAGAAGACTGTCAAGAACCATGACGACGAACTCCGCGCCAAGAAGAAAAAGAAGGACGGCCTGCACAGCGACGGCGTGAGAACGAAACCGTCCCCTCAAAAATCGTCCGGTGAAAACGATAAGGACGACATCCAGGCCGGATTCGAGGAAGAAGTTGAAGAGCTCGAACGAAAGAAAAAGTGATTCGACCTACATCGAGGTCGACGAGGGCAAGGAGCTTCGCTGCGTAGGCTGCAACAAGCTCTTTGCCAAGGGGGAAATAGGTGAAGGTGGTACACTCGAACTTAAATGTCCGAGGTGTAAAACGATAAACAGATTTAGACGGCTGTAACGCGGAGGGCCGAGAGGCCCCCGCAAAAAATTTAACCCCGAAGTCCTAGAGACTCCACAAGAAAAGGAGACTAGGACTATGGGTATTCCCACCAACACCACAACCTACGGTGACATTTCCCCTCGTACCGCCGGTCGTGCCGTAGCTCGGCTGCTCAAGCGCGGACAGCACCTCATGGTTGTCGAGCGCTTCGGCCAGGTCGACCCGCAGCAGAAGAACAAGACCAAGTCGGTCAAGTGGCGGAGGTACAACTCCTTCCCGAGGGCGACCCAGCCTCTCGCAGAGGGCGTGCCCCCGGCCGGCAACAAGCTCACCTACACCGACATCACGGCGACCCTGGAGCAGTACGGTGATTCCTACAAGATCACCGACGTGATCGCCGACACCCACGAAGACCCCGTGCTTCAGGAGATGGTCGATCTCGCGGGTGAGGCAGCGGCCGAAACCATCGAGACGATCCGCATCAACGTCCTCAAGGCCGGGACCAACGTGTTCTACGCCAATGGCGCATCCGGCAGGACCACGGTGCAGTCTCCCCCGACCCGCGGCGACTTCCGGAAGATCTATCGGTACTTCAAGAACAACAAGGCACGGGAGATCTCCCAGATCATCTCCGCATCGGCCAAGATCAGCACCGAGCCCGTGGACGCTGCGTACTTCGTCATGGGCCATACCGACCTCGACGCCGACTTCAGGGCAATCCCCGGCTTCGTCCCGGTGGTCAACTACTCCGACTCCGGCAAGGCGCTCCCCGGCGAGATCGGTAAGATCGACCAGTTCAGGATCATCCTGACGGCCATGTTCGAGCCCTGGGCCGCTGCCGCATCTTCTGCGACCGGCACGGATTACCTCTCGAGCGGTTCGGCCCCGGCGTCCGCCCTGGCCCCCGACGTCTACCCCGTCATCGTGGTTGCCCGGGATGGTTATGGCATCGTCCCGCTGCAGGGCTTCAACTCCATCACCCCCACCGTGGTCAATCCGAAGCCGAGCGCGGGCGACCCCCTCGGTCAGATCGGATGGGTGTCCTGGAAGACGTATCAGACCGCGGCGATTCTGAATCAGTCCTGGGTGGCTCGTCTGGAATGCGCAGCGACAGCCAACCCCGAGTGATTCCAAAGAGATAGGTAAAGGAGAACGAACATGAGAATCGGCGGAACTTTTAACGGAACCGGGGCGGCGGTCTACATCTGCATCGGGTTCGTACCGGACTATGTGAAGGTGTGGAACTGCGAAGGCACCCAGGCCCTGCAGCTCGAGTGGAACAAGAACATGCGGACCACCGAGATCCAGGAAGGCGTCGAGCTGGCAACCTCCACCTTCGCGGCCAACACCGTGGGCGCAGGCATCATGACCTATTTCGGTGGCGACACGCTCACCTCCACGACAGCCGGAACCACGACCTATGCCGAGGGCGTCTACCTCAAGAGGGATGACCACGACTACCGCTACCCGAACGGCGGGGCGAACGGCCTGGGTGACGCGGTGGCCGACGTCATCGACACCTGGACCCTCTACAGCGCGTTCACGGGTCATTTCAACGAGGACGTCACCGGCACCTACATCGGCGAGGGCTCTCCCATCTGCATCGATGGCCGGTGGTACTACATCACCACCCTCACCGCCGGCCAGGGCGAGTCGACCAACGAAGTCACCCTGACCCATACCGGCGTCAAGTCGGGCAAGGTCCAGTTCATCGGCGGCAAGTACGACTACAAGCCGATGGTGGCTGGCGAGGTCACTCCGGCGGGCTTCCTCATCAGCGACACCACGGTCAACGTCAATGATGCAACGTGCGCGTTCGAGGCAGGCACCTACGACCTGTAAACCCAGCTTCATAAAGAATCCCGCGAGCCCCATCAAGAGGGCCCGCGTTTTAAGGAGAGAATCGATATGAGCGAAACGGCAGAGGTTCAGAATTTGTATCCCGGCCTGATAGTCGGCAAAGACGGCAAGCCCTTCGAGAACGTGAAGGCCGCGAAGGCATCCATGAACGGCAAGGGCATCAAGTCGTATGACGTGGTGACGGTCGAAGACGGCTTTGCGGTCAAGGTCGAGCGGTACTTCAAGGTCAACTTCCACGCGAAGGCCTCCCCGAACGACCCGGAGGACGTCCAGCTTTCCGTCAACGGCGACACCCTGGTCATTGCCAGGGAGAAGCCTGTTGTCATCCCCGAGCGGTTCAAGGAGTGCGCGGACCATGCGACCTATCCTCAGTTCCGGCAGTTGCCCGGAGAGACGCGGAAGATCGTCGGAAGAATCCGGGTGTTCCCTTACGACCTCCTGGGCGAAGCGACGGAGCAGGAATACCGCAGGGGCAAGGAAGAAGGGACCAAGAAGACCAAGGAGATCATTGCGCGGCATGGGCACGACGTAGACCCTGCCAAGCTCGAGCAGGCGAATGGCTAAGAACGTAACCGATTGGCGGGCGAGAGTTCTCCGGAATGTTCCGGCGCCCGTGTTCCTCATCGACGAGGTGGTGCTCGACGTTCTCCGCGATTTCTGCGAGAGGTCGAAGGTCTGGATCGAACAGCTCACCGCCATTCAGGTCGTTGCCTACACCTACTCTTACGCCCTTACGTCCTCTCTCGGTGAGATCGTAGAGGTCGACC